TCAGCACCCCACTTGTAGCCAGCAGCGCCAGCGTTAGATGAAGTACCAGTAGTAGCGCCAGATGTGTTAAACACATGACGGAACTCGTGGATCATTACACCATCAACCATTAGGCTTGAAGTTCCTGAGAACAACCCGTTAGCAGAACCACGAACACCAGCGTTACGAACGTTAGCCAAGAAGTCAGAATCTAACTTCAGATCAGCCATTTGCTGTGGAGTAACAAACAGGTGGAAAGTTTCTTGGTTACCAGCACCACGAATACCACGGATGTAGTTATCTTTAGCATAAGCTTTTAGGTTAACGATAGTGCTATAGCCGATCTTATCAGCAGCAGCGACAGCAGTAGTGTCACCAGCAACCAAACCACTAGTAGCATCCCATCGACGGTGACGATCACCAGTAGGAGCAGAAACGTCAGAAGCAAACTCAAGATCTACTAACTCATGCCCAGCACTACCAGAAACAGCGCGTGTACCACCGTTGTTCTTAGAAGTATAAGCAACACCTGATAGAGTCAAGAATGCTAACTGGTCACATCGGTCAGCAATTGCATAAGCAAGTGCGTCACGAGATTGCTCACGGAAGTTTACAACAGTCTTCTGGTCAGTCAATCGGCCAGCGATTCTGTTTGCAAATCTCAACTGGTCCAGCTCAATGCTGATGTCATACGCGCGGAGGGCTTCTTCGTTGCCTTCCA